TCTTCTACAGAGCAGAATCTAGTCCAAAGCTTAATCAATGAACAGATTAAGATGTATGGGGTGGATGTCTATTATATTCCTAGAAGATATATTACTAAGACTACTGTTATACAGGAAGTTATTGAATCTAAGTTCGAGGAAGCAATTCCACTAGAAGCATATGTAGATACCTTTGATGGTTATGAAGGACAAGGTTCTCTTCTATCAAAGTTTGGTGTTCAGGCACTTGATGATCTAACTCTTATTATATCAAGAGATAGATTTGAGAATTATATTACGCCACTTATTAAGAATATACCAAATATAGAATTAGCAACCAGACCAAAGGAAGGAGATTTAATATACTTTCCATTAGGAGATAGGATATTTGAGATTAAGTTTGTAGAGCATGAGAAACCATTCTATCAGTTAAAGAAGAATTATGTATATGAACTCAGATGTGAGCTTTACAGATATGAGGATGAGGTCATTGATACAGGAGTGGGTGATATTGATGATAACCTAGAAGAAGCAGGTTACATTGAAACACTTACCCTAGTAGCATCAGGAACTCCTGCAGTACTTGCTACTGGATTAGTTGATGGTGCTGTAAGTCAGATTACTATTTCAAATACAGGAAATGATTTCACCAGTCTTCCTAGAGTTGCTATTTCTTCTGCACCATCAGGTGGAGTTACTGCTATAGGTATAGCATCTATGAGAGATGATATAGTAGATTACGATGGAGAGAAATCTTATAGAATACAAAGGATTGATATTATTAATCCAGGTTCTGGATATACAGTAGCTCCAGATATAGTAGTAGTAGGTGGTGGAGGAGCAGGTTTTGCTGCTACTGCCACTATCAGTGATGGAGCCATTGGAATAGTAACTATTACTACAGGAGGTACTGGATACTCCACAGTTCCTACAATCACCTTCACAGGAGCACCTGGCACAGGTACAACAGCAACTGCAGTTGCCTATGTGGGTAGTGGTAATACAGTGGGTATTGTTACTCAGATTGGAATCACTAATGCTGGTGCTGGATATACTGTTGCTCCTACTGCATCAATCACTTCACCTTACACAGGTGGTTCAGGTAACTACATCTTTAATGAAGTTGTTACTGGTGCTGCAAGTAGTGCTACTGGTAGGGTTAAATCTTGGGATGCATCTACTATGGAACTTAATGTTTCTATTACCAGTGGAGCATTTACAGTTGGAGAAGTTATCACAGGAGGAACATCAGGTGCAACTTATGAATATCAGATAGTTGCTGCTACAAATGCTGAAGATGGGTTTGCAGAAAATACTCCAATACAGAGTGCAGGAGATGATATTATAGACTTCACTGAAACCAACCCATTTGGGATGCCCTAAATAATACACTAGGATTGTAACAATGTTTGAGTATTTCTATCATGAGATAATGAGAAGGACCATTATTTCCTTTGGTTCTATCTTTAATAACGTCAATATACAGCATACTAATAGTGATGATTCTGTAGTTAGTACCACTAAGGTTCCCTTAGCATATGGTCCTACTCAGAAGTTTTTAGCAAGACTGGAGCAAGTACCTGATTTAAATAGACCAGTTCAGATTACATTGCCTAGAATGTCATTTGAGTTAAATGGTCTTAATTATGATCCTTCTAGAAAATCAACAACTACACAAACATTCTTAAAAGGTGTAAAGGGTGATAAGAGCACAATAGCAAAGACATATTTACCTGTACCATATAATCTTGATTTTGAACTTAGCATCTTCACTAAACTGAATGATGATATGCTTCAAATAGTAGAGCAGATTCTCCCATACTTTCAACCTGCATATACAGTATCAGTAGATTTAGTTGATACTATTGGAGAAAAGAGGGATATTCCTATAGTCTTAAATTCCATCACTACTAGTGATGATTATGAGAGTGACTTTTCTACTAGAAGAGCACTTATCTATACTATGAGATTTACTGCTAAGACATACTTCTTTGGACCAGTCAATACAGATGTATCCAAGGATATCATCAAGAAGGCTTCTATTGGATATGTTGCTGGTGGTAAGACATCTACTCCTACAAGGGAAGTTACTTACAGTGTTGTACCTAGAGCAACCAAGGCATATGGTGATACAGTCACTACAAATCTAAGTGAAAATATAGATGATAGTATTGCAATTATTAATGTAGATAGTGTTAGTGGTATTACTGCTAAGGATTACATATACATAGATCAAGAGGAAATGTTTGTTGACTCTATCTCTGGAACTACATTAACTGTTAAGAGAGCACAAGATAACACTACTGCTGCAGATCATGTTTTAGGAGCAGAAGTTAAAGTAATAGGTGCATCAGATAATGCTGCAATAGAATTTGGAGATGACTTTGGTTTTGATGGAACTACCTAATGACTAAACAATTTAATGAATTAAATGATACTTTTAATGTTTCTAGTGAAATTGTTCCTACAGAATCTTCTGAAGTTGGAATAACTAAACCAGAGAAACATGAAAGATCAGATATTGAAAGAGATTATGATTATACAAGAGGAAATCTGTATAGTATTATAGAGAAGGGTCAAGAAGCAATTGATGGTATTCTTGAACTTGCTCAAGAGAGTGAAATGCCTAGAGCATATGAAGTAGCAGGTCAGTTAATTAAGAGTGTTTCTGATGCTACTGATAAATTGATGGATTTACAGAAGAAGTTAAAGGATGTAGAAGAAGAGAAAGTATCTAAAGGACCTAGTACAGTTAATAATTCATTGTTTGTGGGTTCAACTGCTGACTTAGCAAAGATGTTGAAGTCTGTTAATTTAGAAGATAATAAATAAAGTATAGGGAGAGAAATCCCGCAGTATTTTGATACTCATAACATGTCTGACGACTATAAAAATTTGCCATCGATTGACGACTTTGAAGAAAGTAATGAAGAATTACCGTCACTTGCTGAACTTGTAGAAGAAAAGGATTTACCATCAGTAGAAGATTATATAGAGAAAGAAGAAGAGGAAATAGAGGATACTACACCTTGTTCTGTAGAAGAAGGATTACAAACTTTAGAAGATGCTAATGGAAATTCATTTGCAGAAGTAAAAGATATAGTTCCTCCTTGGCCTGAATTATTACGTTTAGTTAATGATGTCAAAGAGAGTATTCCTGAGATACCTGAAATAAAATCATATGATAATGAACTACAAGAGCTTCTAACTCATATAGAGCAAGTTAAGGAAAGCATTCCTGAAGTTCCTGAAGTAAGATATTATGAAGATGATATTCAAGCATTAAAAGAAGATATTGAAGGTGTTAGAGGAGATATTCCTAAGTTTCCTAAATGGGTTAATGAGATAAATGAAGTTCCTGATTTCTCTTGGATTGGGAAGACATTTAGCGTTATAGATGAAGATTTTGAAAAAGTTAATGATAACTTACATACACTTAAGGATACTTTCAATCAAGATATAGAGAATCTTACAGAGAATTTAGAACTTAAGGATTTTGAAAAGAAAGTTGAAATTAAAGAAGTAAAGGAGTATTTACAAGAAACTAAGGATAAGATATATGAGGAGTTGAAAGAAACTGCTCTTAAAATATATGAGCATAGAAATCAGTTTAAAGATGATGATAGGAAGTTAAAGAAGAGTGTATTAAGTAAACTGAATGAAGCAAGACAGAATATTGAGAAAAAGATAGATGAATCTAATAGTAAATATCGTGATGCTAATAAGGAGATTAAAAATTACTTTAATGGACTAAAAGAAGAAGTTGCTAATCTTCCAGAAGTAAAATACTATGATAAGGACATTAAGAAGTTAAGTGATAAAGCAGAAACTCATACAGTCAATATTGCTGAACTTTATAAGATTGTAGAGGATATAAAAGGTAAGCAAGAAGTATTAAAAGAGGACTATGCTAAGTATGCAGATGGCACAGATCCTGCAAGACCAATTGGTCCTGATCCTAAAGAGAAGCAAGGTAATGATCCTCTTACTCCTACAGGAGATCAAAAATTTGCAACTCTTCAAGACTTAGCAGCAAATTATAGACTATTTGTTAATAGAGTAGAGCAACAGTTATATACCATTGGTGGAGGTGGTGCAGGATTCATCAAAGACCTTGATGATGTTAATTTTGATGCTACCAATAACGACTTATTAATATATGATGGTGATAATTCTAGATGGGTTGGTATTGCTTCTACTTCATTGG